CGGTATCGGACGACGCACCGCTCGAGCTTTTCACTGCGACGTCTGCCGCAGTCGCGGCGGCGGCGAAGCGGAAACGGTCCGTTGCTGCCGCAGCCTAGCTGATCTCATGCGGGCATTGGCGCCGATTTGCCGCGGTGCATGAGTCGGGTTGTGGCCCGTTGCAGATGCCAGGGTCGCCGGCCCCAGCGTTCGCAATTGGATCAAGTTCCGCCACCATTAGCAAGCCCGGTTGACAGTGGCTGGCGGTGCAACCGTCGCCCGCATTCGGCGACCGCTTCGGAGGAAAGCTGCCGTCGTCGCGGAATGGTTTCGTGTCTCTGACTGACCCTTAGCTGAAGTCACGGCTCACTCTGCTTTGATGCCCGACATCTCTTAGATGTCATCGACGGCTGGGCGGACCGCGGGATTGCGCCCGGCCCGCTCGTGCAGGTCGCGCAGGAATCGAATCCGCCGATCGAATGCGGTCGGACAGGCCGCATACCGGCTAACGATGCCATCGACGAGACCATCGCTGGCGTCGCAGGCATCGAGCACCGCCTTGTGCAGCGTCTCTGGCAAGCCTCGTTCGTTGGCGCGTGAACGAAAGGGCGATAGCCGCGGTGATCCCGGACCTGTCGAATTGTCTCTCCTGTCAAGACATGGTTGACCGAGCCTCCATATAGGCGCTGCGCGCAACCATAGGCTTGTTGATCCGCGCCAATCTTTGCTTTTGGAGCCCTTCCAATGAACGTTGAAGTCATGCCGCGGCTGCGGTCGCGTGACGATCCTGTTTCGTTCCAACGCGAGCCCCCGCCGCTTGTCCCGCGGGGCAATTCGTGGCTGCGGTGGATCACCGCGAAGGCCGTCGGCCTGCAGACCCGCAAGTCGGCCGCCGAGGTCGCGGCCGAGCACTGGCCAAGCGACCGCGTCGTTCGAGAGGTCATCAAGGCGGCCTCGGCGCCGGCCATGTACAACGTCCCCGGGTGGGCGGCCGAGCTCATCCATACCGTCGTCTCGGACATGCTCGCGGCCCTCAGACCCGCAGCGGCCGGCGCACAGCTTCTGAAAGAATGCACGCTCCTCAACGGTAACGGCATCATCATTGCACCGGGCTTTGTGGCCTCGGCCGCTAATGCGGCATTCGTCGGGGATGGGCAGCCTATTCCCGTCAAGCAGTTCGCGGACTCCGCCGTGTCACTCAACCCGTACAAGCTCGGCGCGATCGCGGTCCTGACCGAAGAAATGCTCAATAGCTCGAACGCCGAGCAACTGATCGGCGACACGCTCGTGCGCTCGGCCGCGGCAGCCCTCGACGTGGCATTGTTCGGCCTCGCCGCGGGGACCTCGGTGCAGCCCGCGGGCCTGCGCTATGGGATTGCGGCCTTGACCGCAAGCACCGATGCCGCTGGCGCCTGGGAGCAATATTTCGAGGACGCGGCGGCGTTGATCAATTCCGTCGCGACGGTCGGCGGCAATGGTCCGTTCTTCCTCGTCGCCAATCCTGGCCGTGGCGTGCAAATGCGCCTGCGAGCTCTCGGCGAGGAAGGCAATCCCTACGAGATACTCGGTTCGACCGCGATGGGGCTCGACATGATGGCGGTCGCGCCTGGCGCGGTCGTCGCTGCAATGGACCCGGAGCCCGAGATCGAGCTCGGGAACGCCGCGCAGCTTGTCATGAGCGATCCGGCCGCGGACACCAGCACGGGCAGCCCGCAAAAGACCATGTTCCAAACGGTATCGGTCGCCTTGAAGCTGCGTTGGCGCATTAGTTGGGCATTGCGCGACCCCCGCGGCGTCGCGTGGCTCACGCCGAATTGGAAGTGACGAGTGGCGTGCGCTTTCTGCCATCGCGTCCGCACCAAATTCCAAAACATCTTTAGAAGGAACGGCCGCCATGCCAGTGCTAAAGCCGCACAAGGCCGAGAGCCAGGACGATTTCGTGTCCCGGTGCATGTCCGACCTCAAGGACAGCGATCCCGACCGGCCAAATGAGCAGCGCCTTGCAATGTGCTTCTCGGCCTGGCGCGAGGAGCCTGGCGGCGAGCCGCCGAAGAAAGCCAAGGACAATGGCGATGATGTCGATCCCGACGACGTTCCGAATCCAGGCGATGACGAGAGCGAAGACGATTTCATGGATCGCTGCATGTCGTCCTTGCAAAGTGATTACGACCTCAGTGACGACGCGGCAGAAAACATCTGTCAAAACCGCTGGGACGAGTACGGAGATAATGGCGGTGACGAGAACGACTCAAGCCGTTCTGCCGGCGGCATAGTTCACAAGACGCATGCGGCCGAGGTCGAGGGCATGGAATTCGTGCTCTCGGATGAATCGCCGGACCGGATTGGTGACGTGATCATGAGCGACGGATGGGAGTTGCGCTCATTCGCCCGCAACCCGATCGCCCTTTTCAATCATCGATCGGACTGGCCGATTGGGCGATGGGCCAATCTCCGCGTCGAGGATAGGGCGCTCCGCGGCAAGCTCGCGCTCGCCCCCGAGGGGACCTCGCCGCGCATCGATGAAATTCGCAAGCTGGTCGAGGTTGGCATTCTACGCGCCGTCTCGGTCGGCTTCCGCGAGCTCGAAGCCGAGCAGTTGGATAAGAAGAATCCATGGGGCGGCGTCAAGTACAAGAAACAAGAATTGACGGAATGCAGCTTGGTATCGGTCCCGGCAAATCCCAATGCCCTGGCCGTCGTCAAGTCGCTGCAAATCTCCCCGCAGTTGATCGATCTGGTTTTCGCCAAGCACGGCAAGGGAAACCGGGGCGGTCGCCGCGCGGGCCTCATTGGCAAGCACGCCGAAACTAATCGAAAAATTGGAAGGAGCGGCCCCATGGCGGGACTGTCTCAACGCATTGTTGATCTGCAAGAGCAGATCGGCGCAAACAAAGCCGCGCTCGCGGCCCATCTCGAAAAGATGGACGACAGCAATGTGAGTGATGCTGACTTGGAAAAGACCAGCACGCTCAATGCTGATATTCAGCAGAAGGAAAAGCAGCACGCGGCGCTGGTCGAGAGCGAAAAACTCCTCGGTGAGTCGCTCAATGGCGGTATTGCCAATGTCTCGACGCACAAGGCACTCGTGACGACGACGGGATTTGTGAAACGCCCGGCGGCGGACCCGGTCAAGCCCGGCGCCAATATCAATCCGAAAAAGTCGAGCGACCTCGACCCGCTCGATTATCTCTGCCGGTGCGGCGCCATTCTGATCACGCAGCGAAGCCTCGGCTCCGCGAGCTCGGTCGATCAGGTGCGCGATCGCCTCTATGGCGACGACGAGCCGACCAGGCTCGTGGCCGACATGGTGCTCAAAGCGGCCTCGGCGCCCGCGATGACCACGCTCGCCGGATGGGCCCAAGAGCTCGTCCACATCATCTATACCGACCTCATGCCGCTCTTGCTGCCGCATGCCATTCTCACAAAGCTGGCTGCGAAGGGGCTGGCATTGAGTTTCGGTCGAGCCGGGAAGATCGTGATCCCGACTCGTCAGCGAACGCCAGCATTGTCCGGGTCGTTCGTCGGTGAAGGTCAGGCGATACCCGTCCGCCAGGGTGCATTCACGTCGCAGACTCTGACGCCCAAGAAGGTCGCCGTCATCACGACCTGGACCAAGGAGATGGACGAATACTCCATCCCTGCGATCGAGGGCGTCTTGCGCGAGGCGATACAGGTTGACACCGGCATCGCCATCGACAGCGTCCTGATTGACGCAAACCCGGCGACGGTCATTCGGCCCGCCGGTCTGCTCAATGGCATTGTCGCTACGCCGCCGACCGCAGGCGGGGGATTGACGTCAATCCTCGGCGACCTCAAGGGGCTGATCGGTACGCTGGCGGCCAATACCTACGGCAATATCCGCACCCCGGTTTGGCTGCTCAATCCGCAAGAGATTCTCAAGGCATCTCTCGCGATGGCGCCTAACGGTCTGTTCCCGTTCCGACAGGAAATAGCCGGCGGCACGCTGAACAACATATCATTCATCGAGAGCGCGACCGTGGCCCCTGGTACGGTCATTCTCATCGATGCCGCCGACTTTGTCACGGTCGGTGCGGAAGGGCCACGGCTCGATATCAGCGATCAGGCGACCCTTCATATGGAAGACACGGCGCCGCTCGACTTGGTGCAGGCCGGAAGCCCGCCTGTGGTAGCCGCGCCGCAGAAATCACTATTCCAAACGGATAGTTTGGCCCTACGCCTCCTAATGTGGATGAATTGGGTTCAACGCCGTGCGGGAACCGTGGCTTATGCGACCACGGTGACGTGGAGCTAAATTTCAGCCGGTCAATTTGACCGGCTGCTTCAAAACCAGGAAAACGGAGGTCGATAATGACCGAATATGTGGAAAGCCCCGCCACAGAGGCGGCGAGGAAACAATATGAGCTCG